TTAGTACAAATTTGTCTATAAGAAAAAACATAATAACAGTTACCTCATAAAGTGCTAATTTGCTAATTATACTTGAGAGCTTTCTACTACTTATTTTTTCTTTTAATTTTTTAGCTTTCCAAATACCAGTAAAAGTATCAATAGCTATTAATACTCCTATCATCAAGAGTATTCCTGAGATTGGTAAAAAGAATGCAAGGCAAATAGATATTAAAGTCAAAAGTTCTGATTGTATAGATATTAGTAGTAGTGATAGTTGTGTTTTCATAATAAATAAAGTTTAATCAACTTATATCCAAAGTATACAAGTAGTATAAGAAATAGTATTACTCCTAGTACAGCAAAGAAATTTACCCACCATGGAATGTATTTAATTTTTTCTGGTTTTAAAGTTTTGGTAATAACTTTGGTATGATAGACATCATTACCCTTAATTGTTTTATAGATTGTGTGTACTTTAGCTTTTGTATAATATACATTATCTTTAATTTTAGTTTGTACACTAATTAAAGTACCATCTTTATCTCTTAGTTCCTCTTTTAATTTAGATACAACATTACCTAATGAATCACAATATAAAGTGTCAATTAAAGTTATAGTTTCTCCAGGAATTATGATTGTAGTATCTTTGATTTGTATTACAGTTACTGTACTATCTTTTTGAACACACAAAGGACAATACTTAGCAAGTTTTTTTTCAAGAGAACAAGATGATAATAAAAGAAATAATATAATTAAGTATTTCATATTGTTTATTTTATTGATTTAAACAAGTTTCACAATCTATAAAACAATCTTCAACAGCATCAATTATTTTTGTTGGTAAAGATGTTAAATCCCAACTAATAATTTTATAACATCTTGGACTAAAATTTGTAGTAAAACTTATAAGAAAAGAATAATCAACTTGTAAACCAAATTGATATTGAACTACTTCAGTTTCTAATGTTAAACAATTTTGTATTGTATAAAATACAGGAGTATTACAAGGATTATTATTTTCAATACAAACTTCACAATCAACATATGGAGAATCATACTGTATAAATGAACCTGTTAACAATGTAAAGTGTACTTCTGGTACAAGACTAATTGTCCAACAAAATCCAAATTGATCTACAAATGTTTCTCCAGGAGTACCTCCACCTAATTGTGCTAAAGTTGTATAAAGTGAAAAATTTAAATTATTACATAAATCTTTACAACAAGAACGTATAAGATAAATATCAGGACATATATTATCTCCTAAACATGTTGTACAATTTTCTGCTAGATAACTTGAAGCAACTGAAACTATACCATTTATAGGTGCTGGAGTTGTACCTGTTACTCTCCAACAAAATCCAAAATTATCTGAAAAAGTATCTCCTAATCCTATACCAGGTAAAGTACTACTAAATATTGTTTCAAATACTTCACAACATGAATCTACTACTAAATTTTCAGGACATGGATTTTCATTTAGACATGTTTCACAACTTCCATATAGATCTCTAACAATTCTTATTGAATTAACAGGATCTGTTGTTGTACCTAATAATGTCCAACAGTTTCCTTCATCATCAAAAAATGCTCCAATAGGAGGTAACCCAGGAGTATCAAAAGAAATAATTTCTTGTGTTAATGAATCACAACAATTTTGTATTAATAAATTAATTGATGGAGCACACTCTTCTTTTATTTCTATTCGTGTAGACATTATAAGTTATATAATATATGTAATTAATGCATCACCTCCAGAAAGAGTTTCAATTTGAAATAAATTAGCAGCAAAATAATTATTTAATGTTCCTGCATCATAATAAACAGTTTCTCCAGGATATACACCTGTAAAATTTGCACCATTATCAGTACTAACACTTATAGGAGCACCACTAGTAACAGGACATGCTATAGATATAGATTGTATTTGAACACTAATTCCAAGTGTTACTCCACTTATTCTTTCTATTACAGGAATTTTGGATAATGCTGGAGTTGGTACAGGTGCAGGAATTGCAATAATAGCATTAATGATACCTTGTAAACCTTTTAGCATTTTTAATTGCCAAGGAAAGTTATTTCCTTTTAAACCATCTGTTTTTAAATCTCCTACTGACATAGTTTTTTTTATTAGTATTTATTATGCTATAATAAGGTAATGAACCTTAACTACATTATTTAATGCAGCTGAACCACCATTACTAAGAACTACTTTAAAAGATCCTGCTGCAATATCAGATACTCCTACTACAGGAATACCAGTTGCTGCTTCATCATATTCAACAGATACTAAAATCTTAGATCCAGCAAGAACATTTAAATTATTTACTGTAAAAAAAGTTTTAGCATTAGCCGCAAGAATAGAAGATACAGTAGTAACAATACCATTTAAAGCATTAACTGTAACAGCAGTAGTTATTGAAGTTATTTGAGTTACATTAGCTGTATCATATAATGATTGTAAAGGTGCTGCATTAACAGCTAATGATAAATAACCATCATCTCTACTTGGGTCTTTAGCTCCAATAGCTAAAAGGTTTGTTACATCTGTTGGTAGTGTTGCTCGGTAATTACCAGCTTTAATCCAGGAAATAAAATTTAAGATATCCATTTTTTTGTTTTTTAAGTATTAATAATATATATATACATAATATACAAAAAATATTTTATATTACAAACTATTTGGTTCTTCTTTTATAGGTGATTCATCATACCAGTACCATCCTTCTACAGGATATGTATAAGAATCTTTATTTTCTTTAAGTAATTCATAATTTGGACCATACACAAAGTTAGGCGCATACTGCCAATTATCATCTTCTAATTTATAAAATCCTGATGTATCTTCCATAATTATCCAGTTATTGTCCATCCTTTTGATGTTACTATTAATCTATCTGCTGCAGTTAAAGCTGCTGTTCCTGTTGCTGTTGTTATATTAATTGTTTTTGATACAACATTTCCTTGAGCTGCCATATCATTAAATAATTGTACTATTTGTGCTGTACTCATATTAGTATTATCTATCCTTATTTGAGGAGATGATCCTGTCCATTGTCCTGCTGAAGCATTTAAAAGTCTTACTGCTTGTACATTTGCTTTTTGATTTGAAAATACCCCTTGCAATTCAAGTTTACTTAATGGTCCTGAAAATGAAATTGCAGTAAATCTGTTAAAAATTAAATTGGTAGCATTTATTAAAGGTGTTGCAGTTAAAGATCCTATTTTATTAAAGTTTGTAAGTGTTGTTAAATTAGAACATAATCGAAACATAGAACTTATATCTGTTACTAATGACAATTGAGCAGCTCCTGGTAAAACACAAGTTTTTAAACTTAAACAATTATTAAAAGCACTAGAAAATGCTGTAACAGCACCTACAGTATTTGGTAATGTAATAGAAGTAATTGAGTAACATCCCTGAAAAGTAAAACTAAAACTAGTACATGCAGACATTGAAGTTGGTAAAGTAACAGATGTAAGTAATTTACAATTATTAAAACATGTTCCTATTGTAGTAACAAGATTTAAACTTGAAGGAAGTGTTACACTTGATAGCAAAAAACAATTTGTAAAAGTACTGTCAAGATTAATTAATAAATTCATAGATGAAGGCATTGTAATATTAGTTAATAAATGACAATTACCAAATGTACCTTGTAATGTTGTTAATGAATTTTGAGTTCCTGGAGTCCATGTAAATGTTTTTAAACTATAACAATTAAAACACATTTGTAAAATATTTGTAAATACATATCCAGAGGGAATTGTAATTTCTTGTAATTTATAACAACTATTAAATGTACTATTAACTGAAACTGCTGCTGTTGGTGCTGTTGGTAATGTAATTTTAAGTAAAGAAAAACATGAAGTAAACATGCTATCATAAGTAGTACATGCGGCCGCACTTGTAGGTAATATACAAGATGTTAATGCATTACAAGATTGAAAAGTAGAACTAAAATTACTAACATTTATATTTGATGGAAAAACAATGCTTTTTAATTGTACACAAAAACCAAAAGCATTACTAAAATTATATATAGATCCTGCAGTACCAGTAGCAGGAAAATATACATTTTGTAAATTAAAACAATTATAAACAAAAAATGTTACACTAATTGCTCCAACTACTGTTGGCATACTTGTAAATTTTACCCATTCTAATTGTGTACAATTTTGAAATGCAAATGAAAAACTATTACAAGTATTAATAGAAGGAAATGTAACGGATTTTAAATTAAAACAAGAACTAAAAGCAAAGGTAAAAGAAGTACATAAATTTAAAGTAGTGGGAAGCGTAACAGATCTTAAATTAGTACAATTTTGAAAAGCTTGAACTAAAGTTGTAATACCTGTAGAATTTGAAGGAAATGTAATTTCTAATAAACTATTACAATTAGCAAATGCCTCTTGATAGGTAGTCGCAGCAGAATTAGAAGTTGGCATTACAATTTTAACTAAAGCTGAACAACTATTAAAAGTTATTTGCCAACTTGTCCAAGATACTGTTGCTGGTAATTTTACATATTGTAAATTACCAAATACTCCTAATGAATTACCATTTGTTCCTTGTGAATAAAAATTAACAGGAGTTGCATTTTGTGTACTATCACCATAATATGCTTCTAATACTGCACAATTTTGAGAACTATTAGAAGTACCACTAATTAATAAAGGAAGTATATTGCAAATATTTAAAACTGAAACTCCTGTTCCTGTAAAATAAACTCTAATTTTAAATGTTGTATAACCTAAAGTACAAGGAGTTCCGGATCCCGGAGTATATGTATGGGCAGTAATTGTTGATCCAGTAGTAGTAACTGTACTAGTAGTTGCATCACCCCAATCTATAACAATGTCTTGAGTACCTGATGTTCTTGTAAATGTTGTTCTAATTGAACAAGTTGCATCACCAAGATCACAAAATAAAAATTGAACTTCTGTTGATACATCTGTAATTACAGGCCAATCTGAAGGTCTAGAATATACTGCTGGACCTGTTGTTCTACTAAAAAAATTTTGTAATGGTAAATTAAATGCCATAATTATTATGTTGGAAATATAGTTATTTCTCCTGTTATATTTGTTTGAGGTGGAAATAATGAAAAGAATGTACAACTTCCTGCACTTACAGTGACTTGAGTTTGCATTCCGCAAGTTGTTACTTCAAGATAAGCAGTATTATTAGGAGTAAAATCTACTCTTGTATTTACTGTTATATTTACATTAGAAAATGTATATGTATAAAATCCACTTACTAATATCCAACCTGCTGAAGATAATGTTTGAGCTGTTAGTTTTATTATAGTTCCTCCTCCACCTCCTGATGAATTTATTGTTACTATTCCTGTACCACCAACAGGTGATATTGTAACATTTGTTCCTGCAACAATTTGTGTAACTCCACCACCACCACTATATTGTGGTATATTTAATGTTGCTCCTATTAATGTAGAAGCTCCACTTGTTCCAGTTGTAGTAAGAGTTATTGCATTTTGTTTAGCATTCCATGTAGCAGCAGATGTAATTCTTGAATCAGCAAGAGTTCCTGTCCATCCTAAAGTTAAAGATGTTGATTGTAAAAGAGATGTTGAAGGAGTTCCACCAAGACTTAATGTTACATTAGTGTCATCAACTTTAGTTAATGCAGCTGGAGTTATAGTTGGTATAGTTGGGAATGTAGCTAATGTTCCATTTCCTCTTATATACTGTGATACTGTACCAGTAGGTATTGGATAATAAGTTGATGCTGCTAATGTTATAGTTAAATAAGGAGTTAATGCAGATGCTGTTATAAATCCTGATGGATTTGTAGATAAAGGATAATATAATAAACCATATGTTGATGTTCCATTATTCCATACTACAGAAGGATTAGGATATGTACCAGATAAATCACCACCAGCGGGACCTGTAGGTCCACCTCCACCACTTATTGTTTTAGGTTTGCCATCTGGACCTGTTACTTCAAGTCCTGCTCCAAATACATTTCCGTTTATATCTACTACTTGCATTAGTATGTAATTCCATATGTATAATAACTAGTTCCTAATATATTTGAATATGCAATTATTTGATCACCATTATTCAAGGCATAAGTTAAATTATCTGTTAATGTATCACCAGCTGATAAAGTTAAATCATATATTAAAGTTGTTGTTGTTGAAAGAGCTTCATATTTATATAGTTGAACATTATATGCTAATGGATTATTAAATCTAAGAATACTTAATTTATCTAAAGCTATTGTTGATAATCCACCTGTTAGTAAAACAGTACCTGTAGTAGATAATTCTCCTTGATTACTAAATTCTGCCATACTATAATATACAAAAATTTAATGATAAAAAAAATTATAGGAAAGATCCAGCAAAGAAAATTAAGAGAAGTGACGCAACAATAAAATATGAACCAATAGCTTCACCTTCAGGATCTAGTTCATATGCATCTTTAACACTATTAAAGATAGGACCTCTAAAAGAACTTCCTATAATCCATAACACACATGCTATGCTTAAAATAAATAACATTATTAAATAATTCATAAGGTGTCAATTCTACGTTGTAAATATACTAATGCTTTTTCTAAATCTTCTTTATTGTTAAAAGTTTTTTTACCAGCTCTAGCTAAATATTTTATTACATTTCCTAAGTAAAAATCTTTATCTAACTTCCATGCTTCTAACACATTAAAAACTTCATATGTTGAATCTTTTCCACCATAGTATTTAGGACGTGTTTCAAATGGTGGAATATCTTTTCTAAAATCATGAA